AGAATTCATTTCGTCTAAAAATAAGATAATTGCTTTATGCTTTTTAGCAAATTCTGCAGAAGGAAGTTCTACAGGTGGTGCCCATTTCATCGTATTATCATTTGCTGCATAATACGGGATACCCTTCAGATCAGTCGGCTCCCAAAGTGATAGTCGAACATCAATTACATGAGCGTTCATGTATTCACCAATTTGATGAACAATGTCGGATTTGCCGATACCTGGTGGACCCCAAATAAAAATAGGGCGTTGTTTCTTAATAGCATGTTTAATGCTGTTTTTAGCCTTGTTAGGGCTAAGAGTGCGGATTGCTACATTTTCCATATTGTACTCCTTTTGTACCTCAGTGCCTTAGTATGTATATACTATAACACTAATTACTCTAAGAGTCAACCACTATTTTGCCAAAACTTCAATAAATTTTTCTTCTCTATCTAAGAACTTATAATCTATATGTTTAGGATGCATTATTTCCATGTGTTCGAACACAGTCTTTGGCTCAAAATCACTACAACTATATACATCAAACTGCACAAGTGCAGGAGAAGATTCGTCCCAAATGTGCATTGCAATATGACTAGTTTCTATAATTGCAAATGCTGTAATACCTCTGTTTCCTACCATTTTGCAATAACTTGCAGTAGGACCATACATTGGTTTCATTTTGATTTTTTTAATCAAAGCTCGCAAAAATTTGATAGCTTTGTTTTTGTTGACTATGGGCTTGTCAACTTCTGCCCGAACTACTAAATGTTTATGAGTTAACATATGGGATTATTTAGTAATATTCTATTACTTTTGACGATTAATGGCCTTTATTAAACCATATTTTCTAACATCACCTGAAAAAAGATGTAATTCCATTGCTTTCTTTTCGTTAGTTACTATAATTCCTTTTCGATCAAAGTAGTACGGGCAATCAATAAATTGATCCATCCATATAATTACATTAGTCGTAAATTCAAAATCTGCTGGATAAGGAACTTGATAAGTTTGTAACTCGAGTTCGTTTTTTAGAAAGTCATATCCTGCATCAGTAAGACGCAGTCCTCCGGTATCTTTTGATCTTGTATTTTGCCACCAAAGTGGCATGTACTGCTTTACAGTAGCATCATCAATGCTTTTATTTGCATTTTTTAAAAATATCTTAGTGTAAGTTTCTTTCCAATTCATTAATCAATCAATGGAACTACATTGCCTTTAACTAGTTTTACAACTGTAAACTCTTCACAATTAAAAAGATCATTTAATTTTTTGGCTAGATTGATTGCATGTCCTGGATTTGAAAATGATACTTTTTTATATTTAGGTCCAGGATAATTGGTTAAACTGTTTGACGATTTTAAATTAAACGGTTGATTATTGTAAAACACAGCCCAAATAGCCTCAGCACTTAAAATTTGCTCGCTTTTATAGGTCTTCTTATCTATATGTTCTAATAAAACCGTAGGCTTTGGCCTGCTCATATGCGTATTCCTTTAATAAACTACGCATATATTTATCTCTTTTTATGGGTCAAACTACCACTTATTTCCACCATCTAATCTTACTTCGATAGTCTCATCGTCTGTATTATTAGATGTTTGTAATAGTTTTTCTAAGTCTTCACTTAGTCTAGTCATTACAATGCCAAGTGTAAACGCTAGACTCTTTGCGGTTTGAATATCTAGTTGAACTTCTTTGGATTGACTAGCATCTGCACTTTTTACTTGTTTGAGAAACTGTTGAATAGGAACAGTATTTAAAATATCATTTTGCATTGGCTTTACTCAATTCAGTTCTCATTTCAATTATTGTTTTAAAAGGACCTCTAAAAGGATATCTTTCAATTGTAATTGTCTTAGGACAAAAGCTCTTTACCCAACCTTTATCGAATTGGATAATATAGTATCCTGCACAATATAAACTTTTACTTTTGTTACTTTTAGTAAAAAGCGGTAATTTTTTAACTACATCATACAAAGGGTTAAATGGTTTACAACTAGTTGGAAATCCGTGTACTTCATTCGGAACTACTTCTGTAATTTCCAATTTGTCCCAACTTACTTTACCTAGGTCTTTTTCTAATTGTCGTTTGTTTAAAAATCTTGTACCCTTAGCATCACTAACCATATAACGATCATCTGACCAAGAAAGTGTTGCAACTTTTGCCCCGTTATTTTCTAATATCCAAAATTTACCACCAACTATTTCTTTTGCTTTTAATGTCATACTGTATACCTCGCTTGTAATGGCTCAGCATATAACTGAGCATTTTCACTTACTCTTTGCAAATCCCATGTAGCACAAAACTTCATAAGACGTAATCCTACTTGTGTAACTTCTTTAGGTTTTGCATGTTCTCTGATAGTGCTATTAATAATCTCTCTAATATCTGCAGGTTGTGCAGTCAAATCACATAATGTTACATTACGGTTATAATCATCTAGTACACGATGTTCTACACCTTCATGATCAACCCAACGCTGTAGCATCATGTTATTCCAGTTGTAGCCTTTTGTGTTTTTATCAGCAAATGCTTCTTGCAAACCTACTTTGTTCTTTGTGCCTTTTTTACGCACACCTGGATATGCACTAAACACATTGTCACTAGTGTCGCCACGCATACACTTTTCAAACAACATAAATGCAGGATCGGGTGCAGGCTTAGCCTCTTTAGTTTTCTTATCTATAACAGGCTTACCTTTATCAGTAAAGTAACCTTCGTGTGTAATAACAGTATTAGTAACACCGTTATATTGACGCACATTAGGCGCAATCAACTGTGCAAAGTCACCATCTGTACTAATAATAACATGATCGTCATTAGGGTGTGCTTGCACCCAACCTGCAATCAAATCATCTGCTTCTAGTTGCGGATGTTGCATAACAGTGCAATTAGTTTTGTCTGTAACAAACTCTTTAAAATGATCAAACGCTTCCCAGAACATTTTATCATCTTCTGCTTCTCGTTCAGTAAGAGCATCTCGAGCATCTTGTCTATTACGCTTGTAAGGCTCATAATAGTCTTTGCGCCAACTACGGCCTTCTAAACAAAACACAACATGACTACCGTCAAAGTCTTGCCATGCTTTCTTAATACTATTAAGTGTAATATGAAAAGCCATGCCAAGTTTTGTGTCAGCATCTCCTCTAATTACATGTCTTGCACGAAAGAATGTGTTTGCAGTATCTACTAGTATATAGGTCATTAACTTACCTCTGATTTATCTTTGTCTATAGGCTTAACATTAATATAACCCATTTCTCGCGCTGTGTCAAGTCCTTCTTCGCCCAATATCTGCATAGCGATAGTACGGAACCATCCATTTACAATATCTTCGTTAGTTTCACCTGTGTAGCCAGCATCAAGAAGTTGTTCAATAAACTCATTGTTCCAGTCTAATTCAAAAAAACCGTTTTTAATATTATCTGGATTTACTTGGGTATCTAATACACCAACCCAAGGTTCTCCTTTTGCAGTTGCTTCTTCTTTTTCTCGTTGTAAGATTCCTCTGCGTTCTTCTTCGGTTGACTTTGGCTCTTCAGTAATTTTAGGTTGTATACCTATTGCTTTTTTAAGTTTATCCCAGTTCATAATAGTCCTTTCTCTCTAAGTCTTTCAGTTGGATCAACAACTGGCTGTTCCTTAGGATTAATAGGAGCAGTCATCGCTTTTTCGTGTTGTTTATTCATATATATTTTATCAAGTTCCCCAGGCATTTCCGAATAAGCTAATGTGGAGTCTGGGAGTAAATCGCCATCCTCTTTCCATACACGCTTCTGCAACTTCTTGAACATTGAGGTTATACTCTTCCGAACGTCCGCCAAGCGGCATAAGATATACTGGACACTCGACACCATTTGCACGATATGTATCAACAGCTCTAGTAACTTCGTCAAAGTCATCTTGACTAGCGACAACAAACTTGAGATAAATGTCACTGCCGTTAACATTGCTATACTGACTAGCAACATCAGGGAGTATAGCAGTTTCCCAAGGTTCTCCGCTAACACTAAGTTTCGGGGAGCAACTCCAAGTAACTTCAAATCTGTCTTGAGTGTTGAGATAGTTGAAAAACTCTTCGTATAGATGTTGTGTAGTGTTTGTTTCAAATGTAACATTTTTTAAATCCTTCATCCGGGGATGTTCAAATAAATCAATGTAGAGCCTTTGCCAAGCAAGCAAAGGTTCGCCACCTGTCATGATCAAGTGAATGTCTTGACCATTGTTCATTGTCCACTTACCTTCAGGAGTAAGTGATAGCAGATGTTCAACTACTTCGTCAACTTCTGCTTGTTTATTAAAGTGTTTAAATTCAGGATAGATACTTGCATATGTATCACAGCCTGTGTGTATAATCGGTAAATCGTTAAACTCTTTAGTAGTTTTATGTACGCCATCTTCAATAAGTTTTAATACTTCGGGATTATAACGCTCACCTTTAGCATGTTTAGTCCAACGGTCGGGTTCATCTTTACCTAAGCCAAAGTTCATACAACGAAAGTTACAACCAAATGTACGCAGGAACACACTAGGTACACCTACAAACTTGCCTTCGCCTTGCACACTGTAAAATGCTTCTGAATATCTTAATTTCATTGTTGGCTTTCTGTTAACTGCTTCATATGAAGGATAACCTTTTTCATATACTGGTGCCTCTATCATCTTGGTGCAAACTCCTGTTGTAATTTAATGTTGTCAAAGAACTCTTTCTTTGTACCAGGATCACTTTTAAATGCACCTTTAAGAACAGTTGTCTGTGTAAGGCTAGAGTGTGCCATAATACCGCGATTCTCACAACAACCATGTGTTGCTTGGATATAAACACCTAAGTGTTCTGCACTAGTTGCAAATTGGATTTGTTTTGCAATTTCATTCGCAAGTTCTTCTTGTAGTGTACCACGTCTAGCACACCACTGTGCGATACGTGTGTACTTAGATAGACCAATAAGTTTTTCTGCGGCAATAATACCAATGTATGCTACACCGCTCACCGGCTGATGATGATGAGAACAAACACTTTTTAATTCTGAACGAACAACTAACATACCTTCGTAGCGTTCTTCGCTATCATTAGGAAATGCAGTTGCGTTTGGAATAGGATCATAACGTCCTGCCATAAGTTCATTAAAGTACATTTTTGCAAGGCGTCTTGCTGTACCTTCTGAATTAGGATCTTTATGTCGATCAATTACAAGAGCATCTAGTACGCCTTCAAATGCTACTGTTGCTTCATCTATCAACTGTTCTTTGTCACCGTTCTGTAGAACGTGTGAAATGTTGTCGCCGGCCCAGTAACGGATGCCTGCGTCTTCTAATTTTGTTTTAATTTGTAATGCTTTACTCATTTTATCTCCGATGTTAAGGCAGTGGATTGCCAAATATACTGTTTATTATATACGTTATTTAGGTCTGTGTCAACCTTTTTCTTTCAAATATGTAAGATATTCTGTTGCAATTAGTTTGTGTATTTCAGTAGTATAGTGCTCACCGTCTAATCGGTGTTCATCTGTTTCAATATTAATACCTTTCACTAACTGCAAGAACCCTTCTGCAGATGTTTTTGCTTTAGTTCCTGCGGCAAAGTTACCGTATAATTCGATATTTTCGGGAACAAATACACGGTTATTAATTGACCATTGATACCATTTAATATTACGTCTTGCACACATTGTATCAATTGCTAGTAAATCTAGGCAGTAATCTTTATATTGCAACGGTGTTACAAGCTCGTGCCATAGTTTAGTATAAATGTACTTTTCGTGGAAAGGTGCCCAATCGGGTGTAACTTCCATATCATTAAATGCAAAGCCTTTAAAATCTTCATAGTTCTCTTGTCGAACCTGGTCGATCATTTCGATGTAGTTTTCAGTTACTCTATGATCAGTATATCTATCAATTAGATTGTCTTTGGGTTGATCATTATCGAGATATAAATCTACGTTAGTTGTTTCGCCTACATCTAAATTACGAGAACATGATAGTAAGAATCGATTCCAGTATGTGCTTTGTACAAATACTTCGTCAATGTCATCATATCGATCAAACATTGATTTGATCCAAGCAGGATACTTTCTATTACAACCGCCCGGTTGGCTATAAATTACAACCTGCTTATTATGTGCTTTAGCATATATTTCGGCATAGTTGTTATCCTGCCAAGCTGAAATAGTTTTATCAATTTCATAATAACCGTGAGCGTGACTATCACCGATAAAAAGTGTTCTACTCATTAACAACCGTTCTCGTTAATATAAACATCGTCTTCTAAATCTTCAAGTTCAACAGCGTCTTTTTTGTAGTTTCCTTTTTCTGGAATAACATGTCTAACACCGCCACGTGGATCATCCATATCGCCTTTGCGTCTTGGAATTAAATGTACGTGCGGCCACATAACAGTTTGACCAGCGGCTTCTCCAACGTTTTGTCCGATATTAAACGCATCGCAGTAACCTCTGTCTACCCAATCGTATCCCCATTTATAAGCAGACTCCATACACTTAACCATATGTTGCCAATCTACTACTTTAGGTACAAAAAGAATATGTCCTTCTGTAACTGGGTAACCATC